TAGTTACCTTAATGATTGGGTTCTTATCATTATCCCACTGTGCTTCTTGACTTGCAAGATCGTATCTATCAAACCAAATTACCTTTCCACCAGGATATACTTTGACAATTTCATCCTGAACGTCAGTCCTAGTTGGCATCTTTGCTTGAGGGAAGAACATTTTGAGGTTATACATCTTACCTCTCCAGTTCACACCAACCATAACGATGTTACCGAATTCTGATGGTAGCCTTACTGCTTCATCAATTGTCATGTGGAGTTCCTCCAGTCCTAGTTTGCGATCTATCTCTTTAGAGATGTCTTGTCTTTCTTTTGCTTTTGCTTTTGACTTTGCTATTGCAGCAGCACGTTTTGCAAATTGTTGTTTAACAGAAGACTGTGCCTTCTGAGCAGATTGAACAGTAGCAGCAGTATTAGACTTTTGCTTCTGAACATTCGCCAGTCTCTTATCATCAAGGGTTTCGTTAACCCATTGATCAGAAGCATGCATCTTAGGCATAACATCTTCTGGTCTAATAAGGTCAATAATCTCAGCAAATTTCTCACCAGTGCATGTACGGAGAACTACGTTCTCACCAAATCCACCTGGATCAACTGCTTGATCTCCACCATTCTCATTGTTGTCATCATCATCATTGTCATCAATTCCTACTAGACGACCTTTTCCACTGAGACGTTTCCCGTCAGGAATCTTCTTGCACTTTTTATCAGTATAGCAATAATACTGACCCTTTTTACAGGATTTATGCATGTGGTCTTCAAAGACATCGTTCTGAATCTCAGTAACAATAAGATCTACAATATTAAGTCCTTCAATCTGTGGATTGGGAGGAAGTTCTATTTTAGACTTCAATTTCTTTTTTGCCACAGCAACTTCGTTAGGATTTGACGATTTAGTCATATTCCTAATCTTAGACTGCTTTTTAGCATCTTTATGAGATTTTTTATCAATTGCAAAACTCGTCATTTTAAACGCAGTTTTTTTCTATTTATCTTCTTTCTCAGTTCTATTTTTCTTTAGCAACTTAGATAGTTCTGCTGTTGACCCAAAGAACATCGCATTAGTAACATTAGTTGGCCCTTTAGTATTGTCTTCTTCTACTTCTTTAATCTTTTTCTGGAGATCCATTAACTTATCTGTGGTATCTGCAACAGATTTAATAAGTTGTCCTACAACTTCAAATGCTCTTGCCTGACCTTGATCTACAGCAATCTCTAAAGCACTATCAAGTGCTTCTTGGCCCTTCTCTATAATACTGTAAAGATTACCACGAGTATACTCATAATCTTTATCAATATCAATCTCCTTTGACTTAGAAACTTTATCAGGTTTCTTAGGTTCTGTTACTACTTTAGATTCTACAGGGGTAATATCAAAAGTATCATTTAGATCTTCAAATTTGTCTTTCATGTTCCACTAAAACCAAAATCATCACCTGCTTCTACTAATGCATTATCTAGTGAAGTTATTCCCTTAACATCACTACCACGAACATGTTCAATAGCAGTTGTATTATAAGAAGCACGTTTTACATTTAACTTATTACCAGTAATAGATTCAATATACATTGTCTCATTATTAACATCAATAAATGTTAGTTCGGATAATCCTGCAGGATCATCTACTGGGATAATAGTAGCACCTGCAAGAACATCTTCTGCTAGATTTGCAATAACATCTCCAGTGTAATTCTTCGTAGCAACTGGTGTAGCATACGTAATCTGACGACCTGAACCATATGCTGCACTTCTTTCTCCAGGTGTAATACCAACAGATACCTTCTTGATAAGATCTTTTGGTGCAACTGGAACTGGTCCGAATAGGTATGTCTTAGCAGTAAAGTTTAAAGTATAAAGAAGAACTCTTCTCTCAGTATAATCTCCTTCATAATTATCTTCAAACCCAACATTCTCTAAAGTAATTGGTATATCTTTCTTTTCTCCAATACTCTCTACTAGGTCAATAGTAACTGTATAATTTGGTTGGAAATATGGAAGTATTTGTTCTACAATCTGTAAAGCATCATCATTCAAAAGAGTCATTATATTTAACTCAAATGTCATATTATAAGGAACTGGCATGTAGATCTTACGAACATCCTTTTTGTCAGTCTTGATGGCAGTAGTAAATGTTTGAGTAGCACCTAATTTCCTACTAGTATCATATTCAATACCAGTAAACTCAAAGGACATCCTAGGCAAACTCATAGATACTGGTTTATTCAGATCTGGTTGCTGTTCAATCCTTGCTAAAAACTTTTGGGTTGGGCCATATGCCAAAGGAACCTTAATAATAGCAGATGGATCATTAGCAGCAGCACCATCTCTATGGATAGTGATCCCATTAAATAGGGTTCCAAATGCGATTACAGTCTTTCTAAAAATTTGATGGTAAAAATGATCAAACATAATTATACATTTCCAAATGGGTTACTTTCACTAAAGTCTAAAAGATTATCTGCCTCAGACTCTATAGTAGTGTTCTGTGCAAATCCAGAATCTGGATTATCATCACTATTTAGATCACTTATAGCAAACTTTGTAGCAGTCTCTTGTCCAACAACATATTCACCTTTTACAAAGGTTCCAACAATTTGACCTACTCGCAACTCTCTAGTTACAGCATTCCAAGTTTTAACCTGTGCAGTTGCACTACTTGCAGTACCAACTATATCTTCTCCTCTATTAAATGTACCAGTTCCTCCAGTCTGTACTGGTGGTGCAATTAATATTTCTGGAGTATCAGTATACCATCCACCACAAGACTCATAAACAAGTGCTGTAACTGAACCTGCAGCAGATACAACAGCATGCACTACCGCTGGTATAGTTGTACTACCAATACCACTATATCCATCAGGTGCAAATGCTACCGTTGGTATTCCAATATATCCACCACCACCATTAGTGATAGTAATAATACCACAAACACCATCAGCAATATTTGCTACACCATATGCTCCACCTCCAGTTTCAGTCATGAAACCAACTCTAGGTGCAACAGTATATCCAGAACCTGGATTTGTTAGATCAACTGCTTGAACTCTTGATAGATCTTCATTTGGTTCACAGAAATCTACAAGTCCTGTAATCATTGATGCGATACCGACTGCGGTTTGTCCTCCTATGGGAGCAGAAGAAAATGCAACTTGAGGTGGTTGAATGTATCCAGAACCTCTTCTAGATATCATAATATTGCGAACACCACCATCAACTAAAGTTGTTACAGCAGTTGCTTGTGTTGCTATTCCAGCAAGAGTAAAGGATTGAATATAACCCTCTTCTTCCACATTATCATCAATAAAGTCGATTCCAGTATCCACCTCTTCGTCGTTGTATATGAATAGTTCACATCTCAATTCATAAACATAATTCTTCTTTAATTGGTAGAATGGTTTTTCATGCTCAACATACTTAATCTCAAACAATCTATCACCTAATGGGAAGTATATTAAATCACCCTCTTTTGGACGAGATGCTAACTTAACTCCCTTTAATGGTTCTATACGTTTTTGTATTTCTTCTTCATATCTCTCTCTAGAGATAATCAATGTTAGATCATCTAACTCTTGAACACCAAACTTAGATAGAAGTGTTCCTGCCCCAGAGTATCCATCAAAAGTCTCAACATATCCTTCTATGGGGATAGCATTAGCAAAGTTTGATCTAGATACCTCTTCCATCACGGATTTTTCATTACCAAAAATTCTTGGTATGTAATAAACTTCCACACCAAACATCTTCAGTTGTTCATTTATTAAATCCTGAACAAGATTCTGTTCTCCTTTAGATCCGTGTAGGAAAAATGGGTTAAGTGCCATGATCTTAACCTATCATATCTAGTGGTGGCAATTCGTGTGTAGAAGACATCTTTTCAATGATAGCATCTATTTCTCTTTGCCCATCATCTTGTATTTGTCTTCCATTCATCTCAATACCACCTGGTAATTTGACTCCTTGGAATTTGCTTAAATTTATACCCCATTGCTTTTTAATTAATGCGGTCAAATAAGGTTTTAAAAATCTATCATTCCAAATTTGATCTGATGTGGCAGGATCAAGTGCTCTATAACAATCTAGAATTAGATAGTTACCTGCAACCTGTGTTCTCCAATCAATATCAAGAAATAACTTATCTTCTCTTTGATTATATCGTATTTGCTTTTGTGTTGATAATAACCAATCTAAATCTTCCAGATAACTCTTTGTCATAGAGTAAGTCAATAATTCAGTTGATCCCAAATAGTAAATGTCATTCAAGAATAACTGATATTTAATACTGAACATTCCAGCAGAAAGTCCACCACCACCTTCAAATTTAAATACTTTTGATACACCCATAACTGAGGGTGGAACTTTTATAAAATTACCATTCTCATACCAATTAAAAGTTACATTCCCTTGACCAGGAATATTCTCTGTTACAGAAGTTGTAGCAATACCTACTTTACCTCCTTCATGTGGATACTGAACAGTACCCCTGTCTATATCATCTTGAGTTATTTTATACTTCAAGAATGCTTGAGTAGTACCATCAAAATGACGTTCATGGAATAATTGGATAGCATCATCCACCAGATCGTCAATCTGTTCTTCTGCAACATTGATCTCCAATACAGGAGAACCAAGTTGTCTCTTACAATAATCTACTAATCCTTGACGAGTGGTTGGTTTTGCCATCTTACTTATCTAACAGTTGTCCTAACATAGTTTTAATATCACCTATATCAGACTTCAACTCTCGAACTTGAGATTCGAGAGTTTGTACTTTGTCTAACTCATTTGATTTTGCTCTCTTTAGGGCAAGGTATTGTTCATGTCCTTTTTTATCGTTATTAATAATGGCATTGGTCTTAGTATCCCTTACGAGATAACTATGACCTTCAACCTTTAAAAAACGTGGATTGTACATAATTATGCTAATGCAATTGCCCTTAAATCACGTATCCTTGGTGGATATGCTTGATTTGTTCCAGTTCCAACAATCTTAATACTGAAGTATCTAAACTCAGGAAGATCGTCAATACTAAACTCATAATCGGTGAATGGAAGATCATCACTACCATGAGCAAGAACGTCCGTCTTAG